TACCGGGTGCCACCAGTTTGTAAAGGAAGATCACCGTGCCGCGTTCGGGCCAAGTCCTGGCTGGGATCCTGATGGAGACCTTGCTGGTGGTGGGCACCTGAACCGCGCGAGTGAAGACCCATCCGGCGGGTTTGGTGTCAGAGGTGACGTCAGGGAAAGTCGGGGTGACGTTCACGCCGTTGGCGTCGGTGGCGATCAGATCCTGGATGGTCGATCCGGAGAAATCGTAATCGTAGATCTGATTGAGCGGGCTCGGACGGGAATTAACCAGATCCCCGGCATCAACCCAGGAGGCCTGTCCTGGCGCGCCGTATTGGAGGAAGTACTCAACCTGCGGTGGATTGGTAATCTGGAACGAGCTATCCGCCTGCACCAAAGAACCCGGATCGGGCAACACCGGGATATCGTCTACCAATACCTCGGTGCCGCCCTGGACAGTCACTCCGATTTGCACCGACTGTGGACGATCGAGATAGAAATCGACGAATCCGTCAGACGTGAGTCGAGGATTATTCCACGCCGGTGAGCCAGTCGGTTGAGCATAGAGAGTCTGACCGACGAGGATGGTCGTCCCCGCCTCATAAATGGCAACCCGAGTGTTTGGGACTACATTGCCATCAATGTCGGAGATCTTTCGGTGAAGGTGTGCTCTCGCCATGGTTACGACACCTGCTCATTGTGGTAGAGACTGGTCAGGTCATCGGAAAGCAGAATCACCGATGGCTCAACCAATGGCTGATCGATACTGCGCTTGGTGACACGGTTCTTGTAGTACCAATCGCTGGGTACCGGCTTGGACCAGGTCTTGAACCGCGCATCTTGATCGATCGGCGGATAATGGTCGTACGGCATGACATTGGGCCCGCCGGTGGCCAGTCCCACTCGATGGGTAATCCCAGATAGTAGGCCGCCGTACCACGGCCGGATGGTCAGCGAGCTGAGCTTCTGACCCGGCGCGTAAGAGATCACCCTCCATATCAGCGATTGACCTGGCTGGGAGGCGACTTCTCTGGTGTCCACGGTGACCGCGACACCCTCGGGGAAAAGCATCACTCCGTTCGGATTATTCTTAATGTCTTTCGCTTCGTAAAAGTTCAGGCCACCATCGTTGCTGAAGCTCCAGACGATCGGATCGACGAAAAGACTCAGAGTATCCATGTCCCAGAGGTCAGACGATTCTCCGCGTTGAATGACTCGGGCTCGTACTCTGTACCCGGTCAGATTCAGGTAACGGCCCATCCCATCGAATGTCTGGGTGCCCCTCTGGGTCATCTCGTCCCACGTCGGAATCCCAGGATTGATCGAGACATTTGATGCATCCGGAGCCCAGTTGAAAGAATCGAAACTGGTGTGGTAATCCGCGATCGGTGTTCCGGCGGCGCCATCGTAAACGTCCCCGGCAAAGCCCCGTTTGGTACCAGTCCAGGTTTGCATCCCAGCGAATGCCAACACCCCTACCTGTGCACCATTGACGAGTGCGCGCAACATTTTGGGGAAGGTCGTCGCATTGATCGAGCCTCGGATGCTGGCCGCCACGCTCTTGGTGTCAATGAACTGGATCTGCACGAAACTGTTGTTCGGAACACCGCCTGGGATGAGATTCCCCTGACTGACCCCTCCGACCATGACGTTCCCGGCCGCATTGATCGTGGCGTTGAGGTCGGCGTCGAGCACGAGCACGTCCCCGTGCGCGCCCATGGTCCCGCTGGCCACGTGCCGGACCCCGACGGAGAGGCAGCCGTACCAGTACTTGGTGTCGGTGACCAGGCGCCCTGGCGAGGTGAGGGTCAGGACCCCGGGGGTGCTGGTTTCATCGACGGTCCCGGTGATCGCCCAGACCTGTGGCGTGCCGCCGCTGGTCCAGGTCTGTCGAGAGGTGTCGAAGGTGCCGTTGCCGACGACGCCGGGGAGCTGCCAGATGGTCGGGCCAGGAGTCTGGCCGTATTCGGCGGGCAGCCAGGAGAAGCTCCGGAAGTGCTGCCCGGCTCGGCCTCGGAAGCCCCGGCGCGTCCTGGCGCCGAGCCGGTGGTGGACCGTCTTGACCCAGGTGCCGTTGAGGTAGGCCACCATGCTGTACGGGGTAGAGATCGCGTCCACGTAGCTGGGGTCGCGCCGGTTGCTGGGGACCAGCGAACTGGGCAGGGTATCGATCCGTACGGCGTCCCCGGCCACCAGAGCTCGGCCGAACACCGAGGCGGTGGCGAACGCGGATCGACCGCCGGAGTAGGTGACGACCCCCTGGTCATCGATCATGATCGGTAGCAGCTCGAACAGCTTGGCCGTGCCGGTGGTACCGATTGTGCCGACGGTCATTTCGAAGGTGCCCCAGGGCACGATGGTATCGACGTAGTCGTATTCGGTACCCGCTGTGGCGACCGCTTCTCCGGCGGCCCGGGAGTGACTGGTGCCGGTAGTGAGCCAGTTCTGCTTGCTGACCGTCAGCGTCCCCAGAGTGGCGCCATCAGCCTGGGCGAAGTTATCCACATAGGTTGGATAGAGCGGCTTGGTAGCGAAGTCCTTCCACCGCCAGGCGAGCTGCTTACTCGACTCCCCCACGGTGTAGCTGGCATACCACTCGGTGATCGTGTCTGCTCGGACGTCGGCACGCTCTTCAGAGAGCACCTGGCCGGTCAGCTCATCGATGATCTGGACGTAGAGCGGCGAGCTGAGGTCGGCCGGTGCGATGACCCGAGCGGCGGCGTAGATCCGGCCGCCGGGTGGGGTGTCGACCGGCACCCGGCTTTCGACCCCTCCGATGTTCTGCGCGGGATTGCCGGAGCGTTCGACGTCATCCCAGGTGAGCCCCTGATTGGTGATCGAGGACCAGAGCGGGTAGATGCCCCCGTGGGACATCTTGTCCCAGCTCGGCTGCCGAGAGGTCCGGTCGACCCGCAGAATTGATCCGATGCGCTGGTCGATGGTGGTAAACGGCGCCATCGTGCCGTCGCCGACTTCGCGCCAATTCGCGCTTGGATCGGTCGAGTCGAAGTCATCGTCAGGTAGGAGCTGGGTGGGCGCGCTCTGGGTGGTGGCGAACTGAACCGCTCGAATCGTCCGGTTGCTCAAGAACGGTTTGGACTGGGCCTCGGCGTATCGAGAGGAGCCGGAGGTCAGTTCGTGGTCTCCGGTGAGGGTCCAGCCCGCGTCGCTCTCGATATTGGCTTCGTCCTGGAATTGCTCGTCGTACTGCGCGGTGTCGTCGGTGGCCAAGTAGCTGACTTTGTAGGGCTGGATGGCCTTCAGGCCGACGAAGAATGCGGTCTTGGTCTGCTGGTCGATCTCAATTTCGGAGTACTCGTGCACGCACTTGGTCTCGAAGCGGGGCACGTAAGTGGGTGGGTGGGCGGGCACGAAACCCCAGACCCAGCTCACCGCAGTCAGCGCGACCGCGACGTGGATGGATGCTCCGACCCGCACCGTGGTAGAGGAATATCCCTTCGCGGACACACCGTGGGAGTTGACCGAAATCGCCACGCTTGATCGGAAATTGAACGCCAGAGAAAGGTCCACATGGACCGACAAGCCGGGCACCATGACCGCGATGCGAGTGGCCACCATGGGCGCGGGCACCGGCTGGAGCCACATCTCGGTGCGATAAGTCTTGACCGTGTTCCTGATGGGGACGTAAACCTCGTAGGGCTCCGGGACTAGTGAGCAGAATTCGAATTTCCAGTACTTCGCCTTGGTCGGCGGAAACTGGAGATATCCCTTCCGTAACACATAGTTCCGGGCAATCGGGGCCCATTCCATCGCGGAATACTTAGTGGGGGTCCCACCCTTCAGGCCCGTCGGGAAGTCTTTGGAAGGAGCGGCCGGGTCATACCTCAGGATCGCGTTATTGGTTTTCGAGGGTACGCTGGGGGCGGGGAATTCCGGCTTCTTGCAGTAAGGCTCGGGATTGTGCAGGAAATCATCGCACAAATCATCATCGACAGACTGGTCGACTTTCAGGCACATATGCCTGAGTCGGTAGTCGCACGACAGGTTATTAGTCAGAAATCCACCGATACGAACAGAAGCGATTGTCTTCTCGGTGAGGGTGACCGAGAGCTTGTGGGATCGGAAGAAAACCTGCTCTTTGATTTTTATTTTCACATGGGCATGACCGTCCTCGTGCCAGGTCATGAATGTGAAGTCATCGGCCGGATGGAAGTCATCGCAATCGACGTGGAAGTAATCCCCTGCCTTCGTCCCGAATCTCAGGCCGAAAGCCGTCCAGGCTAGATGGAACTCTCCAAAGTCGATGATGGGATGATCGTGGGTGCTCGCGGTCCGCAGGAATCGCCAATTCAGGCGGCAGCCGAACCACCATCTCTTGGCCGGACGGAAACACAACGACTTAGCATCCATGTCCACCCAGGTAGGGATGCCCACCGGCGCGGTCGGAGTGCCTAGCGGATCAGGCCCGGAGACTGGCCCGTTGATGATGGCCAGCGGCGGCGGAATCGGGTCGTCCGGCGCCTCGAAGTCCGCTTCGGGCTCGTCGTTGGAGTAGTAGAGGTTGACGTTGGGGCCGTCGTAGAGCGGGTCGACATAGAACCGATCCAGGAGCTGCGGGTCACCGTTGCTGTCCCGAACGTCCATGAAGTAGTTCACCACCGCCTCAGGGAAAGGCTGGGGTTCACAGCGCCAGACCAGAGAGGTGGCTGACCGGTTGGAGGTCTCCGGCGAGATGGGGTTGTGCAGGATGTTCTCTGCCCGATTGACCCGGTAGCTGTAGCTGACCTGGGATCCGAGCACGTCGGTGGAGCTGGCGAATTCCTTGTGCTCGGTATAGCTCTCCAGCTTCGGGGTGGGCGCGGGGATACAGGCTCTGGAGTAGACCTTGTACCCGCAGTAGAAATTCCTCACGGCCAGCGAGAAAGCTACCCGGTGCCCACGTGAGTTGCAGGGGTGATGGCCTCTTGTGTGTCGCTTGAGGACCACTCGTAAGCGAGTGAACCGGGTGGGCATGCACAGGAATTCACAGCTCTCCCAATGTCCGGAGTAGCTGTGGTGCGGATGATTATGGCCGGGCACATTGCTGGATGGCGGGAGTACCGGCGGGTTGCATTCGAGAATAGTGTGCCCGCACTCCTCCTCGGTGTCCGCGCGCCGGAGAATCCGCCATGAGTTCTCCCGGATGTCGAAGTACTCAACTCGACAGTCGTGGGGGAATTTAGCCAGATCGAAGGTGATGTGGTTGACGAGTTTTTCGTTGGCGAGTGAGATCTCCATGCACTCGTGCGAATCGTCATCGCCCATGCGTTCGGGGGTGGCCCAGAACCGCTGAGGATCGGTTCCCTCGGTGGACGCGGTAATAGAGGAGTTGATTTTCAGCGTCGCGTTAAGCTGATCCAACCCCATGTTGTCGGACCATGCTGGCGTGAGAGAGGAATTGCTCATCGACTCTTCGACAATCTCGTGGAATTCACCGTGGCATTCTTGATTTCGCTGGCGCTCTGTCTGTCGGCGAACGGGAACGCGGTCATAATCCCATCAGCGGATGACCGGGCGCTCGCTACGACAGATCCAGAAAGTATGGAAAGGCTCGCATGGTAGCTCTTCGATGACCTGTCGATGAAAATCCTGGTATCGAAATTAACCGTAGTGACGATGGAGAGACCGATCATTCTGTATGAATGGCATTTAACGATGTCATTGTTGTGACACCACTTCTCCCCCTGATATCCAGAGAGTGCCGGGCGAGGCTGGCACTTCTTCGGATCCGGCTCGGGGTAGATCGGCTTGGTGGGCTCGGGAGCGACAAGAACCGGATTAGCTGTAGTCCGGTAGATGATCTCCCAATGCTCAGAATCGGCCGCGACCGCGCGCAACGGCACCGGCTGGTGAATAGCCAGTCCGTCAGGGTCGACGGTGATCTGGGTACCGGCGGGCTTGAGTCGGTCGAGCACCCGAACTACTTCGTACTGCTCATCTTTCTGGATCTGACGCTTGGGCTGAATCAGCACCTCGCCCCGGTTCTTCTGCCCGGTACGGCCCAGGAAGCTGCCCGCCGCTGAGGTCTTGCCGGTGAGCTGACCCCAGGTATGCCCGCCGCCGGTGATCTTGCTCCAGGTCGGGTAACTGCTTTTCACCGAGGTCCAGGTGTAGACCAGCACAGGCGCCTGAGTGGCCGCTGCCGCCGCTTCGTCTACCCAGGTCCAGGATTCGTAGACTTCGCACTCGACGTTCAGCAGGGCCTCTGCTGCGGCCTTCAGACCGGTGTAGCTGGCCCCGTGCGGAATCGCGCGAGCAAACTTGATCAGTCGGTCTCGGTAGCTGGCGTCCCGGCTGTGCACGTCATCCCAGACGTCGCTGCCCGCCGCATCGGTGTAGGGGTTGAACACCGCCGGTTGGCTCAGCGTGCCGAAGTCCGGCATCAGCTCGGACTGGGTGCGCTTCACCCCAAAAAGCGCGCCGTAGAACCGATCGAGATCCAGGAAGTGCATGCCCCGGAAGCTGTTCTGGAGTCGCGCCACCGCGATCTGCTTGCGCAACCCCCCAGCTCCGGCCCCGCCAAGCAGCACACTCATGAATTTCATCAAGTGGGAGCTCTCGGACAGGTCGTAGATCTCGGGATCCATGTGCCCGAGTCGGTCGATCACGTTGCGGTCAGGCAACAGCGGATCGCTGACGATCTTCGTGCTGTCGGATTCCGGCGAACTGGTGGATGACTGAAGAGCCATCAGGTTGTTCAGGTCGGACAGCGCGTTGGTGTTGAGCCGAGACGCGAAATCTCCGTTGTTGGTGAAAATGGGGGTGGTCACGTTACACCTGCCCGAAAGTATTACTGGCTTTCACGGTGATACTGGTGGCATAAAATACCGGATAGGTGTCATCAGAGAATTGAACATCAGCCGCTCGGCCATTGTAGGAGTAGGTAGAGAGCACCGTATCCGTACCGTAAGAAGACATTCTCTGAATGGCGTATTGCACCGCGTTATCCGTGGCGGTCAAGAATCGCACGTTATCGACGCCCGGCACGTTGTGAACGACCTGAAGAACATCGGAGACCTGAAGCGCCGCCTCGAATCCCAGGGTCAACAGGAAACTGGCGATGGCCTGGTCGATAGAAGTGTTGACCGCGCTGGCCTCATACCTGCGGTCATAGACCACGGCCAGGTTGAATTTCAGCCGAGCGACCCGGCCAGCGTGTACCTGCGCGTCGGTACCTACCAGTCGCCATTGCGCGATGGCGTCCTGGCCGAGCGCGGCGATCTTGTTGTAGTTGTAGTTGATCGTGAAGATCGAGCCGCTCGGCGGCAGAGCGGTGGCCTTCCATGCCAGCCCGCAAATGCTCGTGGCGGCATAGCCGAAGCAGTCCGCGCGTTGGGCGATGAAGTAGTCCACGCCCTCCTGATAAGTGGTCCCGGCAATCGTCAGGCTGTCAGAGACACCCAGCACGGGACCGAATGCCAGCGGCACGAAAATCGATCCGGCATCAGGAGACGTCCCTCCGACGGTGTCCTGCCGGTAATACCCCCGGTAAAGCGGGGTGCCGGGAATGTCGTTGAATTTCTGGACGTCGGAGAAGACCACCGACTGGGCTGCGTTCTCCGGTACGATGCCATCCACCCAGACATCGATCCGGTTATTCACCCCACCCTGGCCAAATCGAGTATTACCAGGGTCGTTGCGGCTCGCCTGGGGGACGTACTCGAAATCGAGGTCGTAGAGGCCGTCCGGCATGACCGCGTTGGACAGCGAGGCCAGGGTGGCCGACGCGTTGGAGCGGTTGGTCGGATTGTTCGGAGCGAAGGAGAAGTTCACGCCTTGGGTCAGCATCGAGCCCGCGTCGATGTTCGGCCCGCAGAACACGTTGTCGGCGAAGATGTAGGCGGCCCCGGCGATGGTGCTCACCGCGACTCCGTTGACCATCTGGATCTGTTCGCGCCACCGCTTCGAGCTGCCCAGTACGTTGACCTTGCGGATGGCCTTGACCTCGGGCAGGGCGGGGTCCTGGGGGATCTCCCGGACGACGCCGTCATACATCGCCTGGGTGCCCGCCAGCGAGCGGAAGACGGTGGCCTTGAACCGGGCGCGCAGCTCTTCGTCAGACTCCTGCGGCGTACCGCCGGACATCGCGTCGGAGTTGGTGACCCCGGTGATCATGCTGTTCTGGGACACCACCTGACTGATCAGGCCGGATGCCACGTTTCCCTGCGGGCCCGGAGTCAGGGACTGCACCGGGATATCCACCGAGTACTGACCCGGGGTCAGTAGCGCGGACACGATCGTCTGCACGTAAACCATCGGGTTAGTCAGCGCGGCGAGCTGGGTGCCGGGCGGGATCACCACAGAGGTCTGGCTGGCGATTCGATCCTGGGGACGGGTGAAGGTGACTACGCCCTGGGCGCGCTGCGCGGGAATGCGCGCGAAGCCGAACAAGGACACGAAATCATCGAGATCGCCTTCGACTTTGGAGTCGATATCGTAGGCATAAGTGATCAGATGTTGGTCAACGTAGGCTTCCGCGATGGATTCGGAGACCGCGTCCAGAATCTTTCGGAGCGGAGTGCCGATCGAGGTATCCAGGTCCGGCTCAGAGGCCCTCAGGGCCGACATCATCCGCGAGGCGATGTCTCCAGAATTAGGCATGTCAGCTCACTACCTGCTTTTTGATCTTCACAGTTGTGCGGGCGAGTGTTTCCAGAGCAAGATGGATATTAATCCGATCCATAAAGGTAGTGGTATCGATGCTCAATAGTGATCTCACCACGTCGGCCGTGGAGAATCTCCCCAGTACATCGAGTTGAGAGTCCCTGATGACTTCGGCCTGCTGAATCGTGATGTAGTTCTGCACCACTCGGTTCACCTCGGCGCGAACCATCGCCTGAAGATGAGGGGTGATGACATTGCCGATGTATTGCTTGATCACCGACCCGAATCGCGGGTGGAATCGGTCTGAGCCATATTCCTCGGTCAATGCCAGCGTGAGATCTTGACGGATTCGATCAGTTCCGGTGGACATCGAATACCCACCTTTACCTAGAACGAAATCCCCATCTCGCAAGGTCAAAGTCTTCATCGGGCCCTCCCTTCACCTCTTTACTGGCCGAATGGGGATTGACAACAGGAGATCCGCTAGGGCCCGAGATGCTCCAGGCCGATTCGGTAAGTAGCGTTGCACGTCCCGTTGGGTATTGGGCACGCCCAGTAGAAATTCAGCGTGAATGAGCTGGCCGCGCTCGTCGGGTAGACCCACCCAGTCCAATGAAGGTTCTGACTCATAAAGCCCGCCCCGGGGAAACCCGTGTTAGCCGTACCATTCCCCGCCCGGTACCGGCGATCACGAAGAATCGAATTATCGGGTCCGAATGGCGAGGCACCATTGAATTGGATAAAGGTGTGAAAGATCCCCGCGTCGGAACAATCAGATTCCACCAGGACATCGATCGACCAGCGGCCTTGACGATTCAAGACGAAAACGCCGTTGTTGAGGATCACCGTGCCCGCATCGAAATACGGGGTAAACCCGGTGGCCTGCACCGGGGTATTGGGCGCGACCGTACCGATTGGCCAGCTATAAATATGCTTCCGAGGCTGCGCGGCGTTATAGCTGGGGCTACTCCACCAGGCGTTAGGACTGCCAATAGTGCAGGTCCAGATATACCCGTAAGCGTCCTTGACCCAATTACCTCGTCGATAATCCCCCGCGTTAGGCCAGCCAGAGAGGGTATTCCCGACATATACCCCGGGGTAACCCAGCGATCCATTCAGCGGTTCGCTGAGAGCCAACCCATCACGCCAACCGAGACCGGAGTCCTGGGAAGGGTCGGTAACCAGATATTGACCGAGGGTCCCTGGGGACCGTGGGGTGATCGCCCCGGTGGCTCCTCCAGCGAGGATGTCCCCCTTGCCACCGATCTTGCCCAGGGTGTTGCTCGTCAACCCCGTGAGGCGTTCGTCATTATCCGCCTGGTAGGCCACCAAGCCGGTGACGCTGCTCTGCGGGATGACCACTCCGTCGGTGTCACCGTTAATGATGGCACCGAACATCCATTGGCCGTATTGCCGGTCGATCAACCATTGCTCTCGGGGCGCCGGGAGGTTGCCTTTGGCTCGCATGATGTCGCAGCGGACGTTGTCTATTTTCCCGAATTCATCTCGGGTGACCGCGACCCGACTTTCATTGTCGATACTCAGGACGGTGACCGCTTTATGCGAAATACCGTGCCCGACACCGGAGGCGTAGGTGGGGGTGCTGACCGCTACCGGGGCGCTCATTTGGCGTTCTTCGCCTTCTTAGGAGTGGCGGTGCCGCTCGTGCCGTCGATCTTTTTATCCTTGCTGTCGGCACGAGCACTACCGGCGAGTGGCAGCAGGCCGAAGATATCGGTCTTCTGACTGGTTCTGGCGGGAGCGCACACTTTGGCTCGGGTCTGGAATCCGCCGCCAGGTCCGAATTGGAAAGTGTGGTTGACCTCCATGATATATGCCTGAAACTGGAATTCTGGAAGCGTCAAGAGCATTCCCGGCCATAGTTCAGGCATGAACGTCATAGGCACTTCGGCCCGGAATTGGTTCGCCCATCGCTGCATGAATAGGTAGAGAGCGAAGAAGAACTCGGTGCTCGTCGCGTTCGGAATGCTGGCGATATTGATGATGTTCGGGCGACCACCGAATCTGTCCAGATAGTCCTTGATGAACTGGGCACTCGCCGTTATGCCAAATATGGCCTTGAAAATCTCCGGGAAGTCCATGGTGGCCACCCCGCTACTGCTGAGCATGAACGCCAAACCAGAGGACTGGTTGGTGCCCTGCACGGTGGCTGTGCGGGCGTCGAACATCGCGCCCGGGGTACCGATGACGTACTGGTGGGTCACAATCTCCTGGTCGTACCAGTCGACGGTGAAATCCATCAGCTCGATGGACTGAATGGTCATCTTCCCGGCGGAATCCCAGAGCCCGAAGTAGTCAGGGAACCAAGCCATGAAGTCCCCGTTGGGCGCCGAGCACCACGAGCGCATGATCGAAGACATCAGATTGGACAGCCAGGGCAGGAATGGCTCGTCGTTCATCAGGGCCTTCGCCCCCTCGAACGCGCTACCGCCGATGTCGCCTCGGGCGAGACCCCAGGTGTAGACGTTGATGAATGCATTGAACGCCGCGTTGCCATCAGGCCCGGCCGCCGCTCCCGCTGCGCCAGGGGCACCACCTCCGGCCAGGGTGCCCGCGCCAGCCTCGTTGGGGTCGGAGACCGAGGCCGGTTGCCCGGTGATCGAGGAGACCACGCTGGCGGCTGCCTGGTTGGTCGCCGCGTCGGAATAGTCCACCCCGGGCAGCAGTCCCGCACCGGTGAAATTCCCTCCGGCCGGGCTGACGGTGACCTGCCTCTCCAGCGCGACATCGGAGGTGTGCGCGGCGGCGGTGTTTCCGTTGCCCAGAGACAGCTCGACGTGGTGCGCCGGGGAGCCGACGAACAGCACCGCGCCCTTGACCGCCTTCGCGGTGTTCACGTCGATCTTCTTCGACATGCTCTGCTGAGTGGCGGCCGTCGTCCGGCCACTCGACAACCCCCGGCCGATCGCGTGGTAGTAAACCCAGTCGACAAAGGAAGAGCAATCGAGCACTCGGGGATCCGGGGAGCTGGCCGGATCATCTCCACCGAGGTGATACCGGATGTAGCCGGGCGGATGGCTCTGGATGAGGTTGGCGCCGACGAGTGCCATGTTGCGCCCTGAGCCGATCCTGGCTCCCCCACCCGACGCCGCCGGGGCCCCTCCCGCAGCGGCGGGAGCTCCCGGGACCGCCGAACCGGCCTTGCCCGCTCCCGCACCCATGGCTGCCGCGCCGGTGGGTGCTCCGGGAGCGCCAGGCGCCTTCCCTCCGCTGGCTGAGAGAGCGGATACGACGGCTCGCGCCATCGGCTCATGCTTGGCGTAGGCGCCGGGGAATCCGGAGCGCTGGACGGCCTGGGCGGCTGCGGTGACCGCCATGCCCTGCCAGTTGGGCACCTTCACGAGCGCGTCGTAGAACTTGCCCGCCGCGTACACCGGGTCGTGCACCTGGGCTGGAGTGCCCCAGCCTTGGGACGGACGCTGTTGGAAGAGGCCGATCGAGTCGCGGTCGCCAGCGGGCAGGTTCCGCAGGCCGGACTCCTGCATGGCGGTGGCAATGCCGATGATGGCCGCCTGCGGCCCCAGACCGCGCCCGGCGGCCACATTGTAGATCGTGGCCGCGTTGGCCGCCTGTTCCTGATTCAGGGCGACTCCGCCGTAGTTGCCCGCCGACAGGGTGCCGTTGCCCATGGCCCCGCCCGCTGAGTTGAACGCGGTGCCGCCGATGGTGCCGCCGGAGGTGAAATCCCCAATCAACTCTTGAGGAACGACGACTTTGTCCACAACGATCTGGTACAGCTCCTGGGCCATTTTGTACCAGTCGCTTGGCACCTCAGCGATATGGATTTTAGATTGATCCCAGCCGATGACCTCACCCATGACTCTGACGGCCATCTCACGGACGGTCGCGTCATTGCCGGTGATGC